GGGTTGAGGTAGGGTAAGCACGAAGAGGCGTACTTTCTTTCGCTTACGTTCATTTCAGAAGCAGACTTTGGCTTTACTTCTGAATTAGCCTTGTTTAGTCTCTCTTGAGCTGCTATCCTATTTAAGATAGCTTTAGTTAATCTTGTATGATTATTTAAAATATTCCTCTCAATAGTATCTGTAGCTACAAGGTCTTTTCTGAGCTCTTCTAAAGTGCCATTTAGTTCTTCATAAGCTTTGTCAAGTTCTTCTACTGTGTTTATTTCTTTGCGCTTTACTTTTACATCTATCGCAGCAAGCTTTTGAGTTATGGAAGATTTTCTGTCTGATACTGAAAGTTCATTAAAACTAGAACTACCTCTTTTTTCAATAAACTTCCCGACATCAACAATCTTTTGCATCTCCTTTGCTATCTTGTCGATTCTTTCGATATCTCCTATTACGTTTACCTTGAGGTCTATCTGCTTCTTTTCCATATTATTTAATATTTAATTTACTTGCCATTTTTCGATTTGCCTCTTGAGAAGCTTTTCTTTTGTATGCTATAACTTCTTTTGACTTTGGGTTCATCTCTTCTTTAAACGAGTTGTTTGTTCTATCTATGAAGTCCATTCGAAGTTTATTGTTTTCGGAATTTATGCAATATGAAATAGCCGTTATAAGGGCATCAAAATCTTTAAGGCTTACAATACCATTACTTTCTGATTTAGCAAAGGCATAAGACCGAATTTGACTATAAGATAAAGTCTTTAAAGGTAAAGTATGGATATTCAATAAATAAAAAAGCCTATTTATAGCATCATTCACTTCAATAGGCTTGTACAAGAATTTTGGTACGGAATTAACTTCTATTCCTGTTTTATAAGTCGGAAGGTCATTGCCTGAAGCGAGCTTGTATAGGAAGTATAAGCACTCAAAAAAAAAGCTATGATAAAATCAAAGTCTGCAATAGTATTGACACAATCGTCAATAAGGTCTTCTTTGTTTTCATAGTCTATTAAATACTTCTTGTCAGATGGCTCAAGTATAGCATATACTATCTTGTAGGATAAGTCTGTAAGTTTTAAGTCAATACTTGTAAGTTCTGAATATAACTCTTCGCTTTTCTTTGGCATCAAAGATTTAAAATTATCTACTTCCTTCTGAAGCATATCTATCGCAGAAGATTTATCCTCGTCTGTCGCTGAACGAATGGAGTTTATTAATGTGTCAATATCGGCTTTTCTCGAAAGGTGAGATTTCCATTCTTTCGATTCTTCGAAGTCCTTAATTTGTTTTTGGACTTCATTGTATTTTTTGTGAAGGTCTTCTCTTTTTCTAATCTTTTTAATGATAGACATATAGCAGTCTCCATTAATAGAAAAAGAAACGTCTTCATTTAAGAAGACGTTTTTGACGACCAAGACTTGTTTGTCTGATGGTATCATAATTTTTTAAGCTTCGCTGTAAAGAGTATCAGCTGCGTTAAAGTGATAGATTAACTCTGTCTCATTTACTCCAGCATAGTAAGCTTGCATTGCAGCTAACTCTGCAGGATTAAGAAGAACAAGACCACGAAGAGTCAATACTGTGGAGGCTTTTTCTCCTTTTCTTGGGTTCATGTTGTCTTTATCTACTGCAACAAGTTTAGGACAAATTGTGTACAAGTCTCCTTCGTCTTCATCTCCTAAAGATGAAGTAAGGGTCATTACCCATTTTGTTTTAACAAGGCGTTCTTTTGGAACATACCCAGCAGCAGCAACTTTACTTGTAGCAACTCCGATAGTTGTAGTTCCAAGAAATATGTTAGTAACATCTCCCGCAATAAGCAAAGAAGGAGCTGACAAATAGCCAGAGCCAGGATTTGTTATAGTGACACTTGTAACAAGTCCAGATACAACTACAGCAGTTCCAGTAGCCTGAACTCCGCCTACTGGAGGAGCTGTTATTACTAAAGCTATTGCAGGTCCATCGACAGAATCGGTAGCAGGGGATGTTATAGAAGCCGTAAGAACTGCTCCTTCAACATTGTTTTTAGAGAAAGCTACATTGGTATCTACTTCAACAATAGGATTACCTCCGTCTACAATAGCATCTAACTCGTGGCTAGAGCCGTTTACATTGATAGTAACTTCAAGAGATCGTTCAATGGTTCTGTCGTCAAGACTTCCGATGCCTGAACGAACAAGAGCTTTAATCTCTGCTGAAGTTTTTGTCTTTGTAAATTCAATTCCATCTTCATTAATGATAAAGTTTCCTTCATCGCCAATCTGATTGAATACTACAGAATTTGTTTTATTCAAATCTGCAAATGATTTTACCAATGGATTTGCACCTAAAAAGGCTTCCATTGGAGTGAGAAATACTTCCTTTGGGAAGAAAGTATAATTATCTCTATGCGCTATCTGAGAAGATGCAGCCATTTATTTGGTCTCCCAATTTAATTTGATTCTATTCAAGTACCATCCAAACATGAATGCTTCTTGGTTTTTATCTTTTTCTGCAAAGCGATTTAACTCGTATGCGTGTTCAACAATCATAAAAGTAGATACTACATGATTGACTTGTTCAAGCTTTCTTTTTGACGCTAAAGACTTTAAAGCTTCTATGGTTTTACTTCCGATAGAACCATCTTCTTTAATATCTTTATAGTCTATCTCGTTTCTATTGAAAGCATTTAAAGCCTTCTGAAGAAAAACTGAAGCATCTTTAACTCCTCTGTGAACTGCAATTTCAAACGCTACCTTAGCTATGACTTCAGAAGTAGCAGATATTTCATCTCCTTTAATCTTGTCCCAATAGCCTTTTTTGTAGATTTGCTGCGCTTGCTCAAGAGTCATTTCTGACATTTCGCCCTCGTATCCAAAAGCCTTAGCAGTAGTTTTTGTAACTCCGTATGCAGTCTCTCCTCCTTTATCGAAGGGGTGATTTGCATAACCACCCTCGATAAGGATTAACGCTTCGAATGATCTTTTAAAAGAATACATTTGAAACTCCGGACTATGCCAATACGTCTGCTATACCGTAACCGCACTCCTTGTCGATTACCTTCAAGTCCCAAAAAGCAGATACTTTTACTTCTTCAGACTCAGTTTCTTCGCTATATCCAGTATAAACCTGCATCCAGCGTCTTTTCATTGTGTCATAATAAAAAGTAGTAGCAAATGTTATTTTCTGACGAGATTGAGAAGATTTATCTACATAGTAAACACCGCAATGGTCTCCTTGCCATAAGAAGTCTTTTTCTTCAGAAACGCCTGGAGTAGTGTCAGCTAAGAAATAAGGAACAATGCAAGTTTCAACTTCTAAGTAAGAAGCTAATTTCTCGAGTGTTACCATTCCGTTCTGAGTATACTTGATTACGTCACGAATCTCATTGTCTTGTGTAGAAATCTTATTAAAGACTTCTGTAGACATTACGACAGTATTTGCACGCTTGCCAGTTTTCTTGTAAACCGCATCTTTTGCAGTTAACAAGTCAGCTTTAATAGCTGCTCCTGCGGCATCCCATTTAACAGTTGGAGTATGACCTCCGCCTAATAGAGATTTAAAAGCTCCTAAGTTTGCAGCCCATGCAATATCGTGAACTTCTCTCTCATGTGCAGTTTTAATTGCAGTAACAATGTCGCTTGCAGTTTGCATTTGCTCTTCGATAACTTGAAACTCTTGAGTTCCTTCAAGTAATTCAAAAGGAATCTCTTCAGTAAGTACGTGGTCAACGCATCTGAAGTTATCAATTGAACGACCTTTTCTCTCTTGGCGCTGACCTGCAGAACCTGGAGCTCTTACTAATGTTACGTCTGGAGATTTGTCTGATTTAGAACGGTCAACTCTGTAAAAGTCACCAGAAAGCTGGTCTGACTTTACAAGAGGAGCTAACATTCCTCCAATTCCTGGCTCGCCAAGACTTTTTTGGTAATAAACGTTTGTTAATACCTTGTTCTTTTTTAGATAATTACTCACCTTTTAACTCCTAATTAAAATATGTTTACGTCAAGGCAGTTTACCCAAGCTGGTGCTAATTCACCTGCTCCGCTATTAGCGCCTTGAAGAGTGCCAACAACTCTATTTGCTGTAGTAGCAGCAGAAACTAGCCCACCTGCTCCAACTGCGAACTGCTCGCCAAATGCTCCACCAGACAATATTCTTGCTACTGGAGCAAAGCCTAGTCTTACAACTGCAACATAAACACCAGCGTCTGCTTTGTCAAGAGTAAATCCAAATGGAACTCCAGATGTAACAATAGCTCCAGCAGAATTAACTGCAATACCTTTTTCTAATGCAGTAGCAGCTTTAACCGTTCCGCTTACAATAATCTCTCTGCGCATTACTTAGCTCCTTTATTTTCTAAAATGAATTTTGAGAACTTCTCTTCGTTTAGTGCAATGCGAGTAGCTGCCTCAAAAGACATATTTTTGTCGATCTTCATAATTTTGCTTACTTTTTTATCAAGCTCGCCTGTGTCGTCATCTTCGTCTCTTTCAGACTCTGACGCTCCAGATAACTCTTTACGCAATGTCATGTTTACTCCATGAGCAACACAAATTGTTTTCATATCTTCCATTAAAGAATTTCTATCTTCTTCTGTAGAAGCTACAACGTATTTTTTAGCTTTTGCTTCAAGCTTAGGTAAAGACTCTTTACCTAAAAATCTGCCACTTTCATTCTGAACCTGACGAACCATAGCTTCAACTCTGACATCTTGTACATTCTTAGAGAATGTTAAGATTTGCTCTTCGAGTTCTGTAACTCGCTTAGTCATTGCAGCTGCTGTGTCGCGAAGGTCAGCCTGAGAAGACATAATTTCTTTTACTCGCATAATAGCTTGAGCAGCATTGCTGTCTAAGCTTAACCCAAGTGCTTTAAGAATTTCTTCCATGATTCCTCGAACATTATTGATTTGTTGTTTAATGGAGTGTAAAGTCCATTTTTATTGACTATTTCTAAGTTAGGCTGATTATTTGCGAATAGCAACATAGCCTTAACGTTATTAGGCGCTTCTTTATAAAGGTCTGACATCTGCCTAACTGGTATAGGCTCGGTAGAAACGTCTCCATCTACTACCTCGTCTACGAATCCCATTGTCAAGCATTCTTCCGCAGTGAAGTAAGCATTTGACCGCATTACCTTCAGGCAGAAATCTTTATTGAGTCCAGTTCTCTCCGAATACATCGAAGAGCCTATATCTCCAATTTTTTTGACGTGTTCTTGCTCTAGCTCCATTTCATCCTCTGTACCCCAAGCAAAACCTGAAGGCATATGAATGAAGTGCATAGCAGTTCGCTGCATCTTGACTTTGCCATTAGGGCTATTTTTTGGAATAGCAGTCATTAGAATAGTAGCCATACTTCCTGAAAAAGAATCATTGATAATATCTATCTCGGCATCTTTCTGAACAGCTCTTCTGATAGCAGAGTGCATCTGCCATCCAGCGTAAACAGAACCTCCTCCTGAGTTAATTCTTATCTCTGTCTTTTCTTTAGAAGCAACTGCCTTGTCAAGGCTAAGCACAAACTCGGAAGGATTTACATCCCACCCGATTACGCCAGATATGTTTATAATAGGCATATTAGTACTCCATATATTTTATGGATAGGTCAAGTTGAACCATATCCATTTCTTCGTTATTGAAGAGGGTTTTTC